GCGGCACGGCTTCGAGCTGCCGTTTTGGAATGACGTGCGGAAAATGCTGGCACGCAAGGATGAATTATTTGCGCTGGGGGGCAATGGTCCGGGCAAGACGGAGATCGGCGGCAAGCTGGTCTGTGAAAAATTATGCGAGGCCGGCGGCATGAAGGTTTTGTGTGTGGCCACCAACGACGCGAGCAGCAAACAACTCCAGCAGGCCGGCGTCTATAAATATCTGCCCGTGACCGCGCGCGGGGTGAATGAGCGGCTGGGACCGCGCCGCCGGGACACCGTGAAGAACATCACGTTTTCCCAAAAGAACGGTTTCACGGAAAGCACGTTCGTGCTGCCCAACCGTTCACAGTGCTGGTTCAAAACCGTGGAGCAATACCTGCGCGACTCCAACTCGTTTGAAGGACCGGAGTATGACCTGGTCTGGATTGACGAGCCGGCCCCGATTGCGCTCATCACGACGTTGAGTTTCCGCATCGCCAAACGGCGCGGGAAATTCTTTTTCACGTTCACGGCCGTCAACGGGTTTGATGCGACCTGCGCCATGGTGTTGAACGGCGCGCGGGTTTTGCAAAGCCTGCCGATGAACTGGCAGTGGTCCCTGAACGCGGACCCCAACGACGGCCTGGACCCGGGCGGCGCGCCGGAGCCACGCATCAAAATCCCGGAGCTGGCGCTGGACGAGGTGCAGGTGAAGGACCTGCCCGCCGGCCACATGCCTTACCTGATGCAACCGCTCAACCCGGCGCAAGGCGTGATTTTCCTGTGGACGCAATGGAATCGCTTTCTGCCGCGCTCGCGCGAAAACCCGGCCGTGCCGGCGGTGTTCGACAAGGTGGTGCGGAAAAGCAAGGGCACCGTGCGGATGCGCCTCTTTGGCTGGGCCGAGAAATTGAGCGGCTGCCAGTTTCCCGCGTTCAACCCGAACGTGCATGTCATCCCGCACCTGAAAATTGTGGAGATGCTTTATCCCTTGGACGGGCAGGGCGGCCGGCTCACGACCTTCATGGCCTGCGACCCGGCGACGGCGCGCTCGTATTTCATGCTGTGGCTGGGCGTGGACAAGCTGGGCCGCAAATTCATTTTCGACGAGTCGCCCCGGATGGAGGAAGGCGAGTGGGTGGGGGATGACGGCCAGCGCGGGGATGGCACGCGCTTGTATGGTGGCCGGGGCACGGATTTTTACAAGGGTTACATCCGCGTGCGCGAACATGAACACGGCGTCACCGCCACGCGCCGTTTCGGCGATCCGCGCGCCTTCGCCACGGAGGCCGCCGCCAAGGATGGCGGCCGTTCGCTCCTCGAATTATTTCGGGACTGCGCGGAGGATGAGCCGGACCCGCTGCTGGCCGCCATGTTTTTCGAGCCGGCCAAGGTGATGCGCTCGCTCCTGGCCGAGGCCGCGAGCGGGAGCCTGGACAAGATCAACGACGCCTTTGCCTACGATTCGGAAAAGGAAATCACGGTCGAGAATGAGCCGCACCTGTATGTGAGCGACCGCTGCCAGAATTTAATTCACGCGCTGCTCAACTGGGACCCGGCGCAAGGGGACAAGTCGCCCTGGAAGGACCCGGTGGACGTGCTGCGGTATCTCTTCGGCGAGCCGCTGACGTATGTGGACCCCACCGTGCCGGAAATTGTGACGGGCAAAGGGTGGTGATGAAACAAACTTAAAACAAACCAAACAAAATTATGAACGAACCAAACGAGACGGCAACGATCAACGGCAACCCCGGCGACCTTGACCCGATGGAACGGGCGGAGGAAACGCCCGACGTGAAGGTGTTGCAAGAGGAGCTGCAATACGCCTGGGATCAGGACTGCACCACTTACAATTCCACGGCCTACAAGGAGGATGTGCGTTATGCGCGCTGGCACGGGCAGACGGCCGACGGTTTGAAACACCGCGAGCGGATGGGGGACCGCGCCCAGCCGTATGACGGCGCGCCGGACACGCGCATCATGGTGGCGGATGATGTCATCAATTCGCTGGTGGATGTGCTCTACGCGGCGTTCTTCGGCGCGCGCGTGAAGACCGCGCCGACCACGGCGCGCACGCTCAACGTCGCGCAGGCGGCCGAGTGGCGCGCGGTGATTTCGTGGATGCTGCACGGCCCCCTGCGCGGGACGCTGATTGACGACGTGGAGCGCGCCGCCCAGTGGCAGAACACGATTGGCTGGTGTGTGCTGCACCCGAATTGGCGCAAGGAAAAGGTGATGAAAATGCAGACGCTGACCATGCAACAGATCATCCAGCTGGCGGCCCAGGCCGCGCCGCCACCGCAAGGCCAGCCGGCCGCCGGCCAGAATCCGAACCCGCCGCCCGCGCCGCCGCAAAGCAGCCTCGAGGCGCGCGCGCCGGAAATGATCATGGACCCGGCGCTGGAAGACGCGGCGGTCGAATTATTCATGACTTTTTTTCCGGGCATGAACAAGCGCGAAAGCCGCCGGGTGGTGAAGCAGTTGCGCGAGGACCAGACGGCGGATTTCCCGGTCGAGACGGACGGGCCGAATGTGCCGGAGCTGCGCGTGCTGATCCCCGGCCAGCACTTCGTCATGCCGCCGGAAAGCACGGCGCTGCCCGGCGAGGAGCGCTGGATGGCGGTGCGCGAATTTCTGTCCGAACAGGGCGTGCGCGCCCGCGCGGCCGAGGAGGATTGGAATGAGAAATTCACCGAGCGCCTTTGCAAGCAAAAGGGCATGGCCCTGAATGAAAGTGCGATTGAACACGCGGTGGACGAAAACATGAAGGACATCGAATTCTTTTACATGTATCAGAAACGCAATTCCGACAACGGGGTGCCCGGACTTTACTGCACCGTCCTCTCCATGTTTGTCAATCCGAGCGCCGGCAAGGACACCAGCGAAGCCGACTATGGCTACCATCGCCTGGCCGGCTTCGCGCACCATCAGCAGCCGTTCATCATCCTGCAAACCGAAGTCACCGGCCTGCGGCCGATGGACGCGCGCGGCGTGCCGGAAATTGTGATGACCCAGCAGAATGAAATGAAGAATTCGCGGGACCTGACTTATATTTTTCAGCAGCTCTCCGTGTGCCCGCCGCTGCAAAAGAAGGGCGCGCAAGCCAGCAAACTGCCGCCGGGCCTCACCCCCATGGGCATCGTCAACAACGTGAACGGCGGCGAGTGGAGCTGGTTTCCGCCCCCGGACGGCAACCCGGAAGTGGCGTTCAAGCTGATTGAAATGGTGCGCAAAGAAGTGGAAGACCATTTCGGGATCGCCCGGCCGGACAGCATCCCCTCGCGCGCCATGGGCCGGATGCAACGGATCGTCACGCGCTGGCTCGCCAAGTGGGGCGAGGCGCTCTGGCAGCTTTCCGTGCTCGCCTACCAGAACCTTTCGCCGGCGGAATTGCAGGAAATCCTCGGCCGCAAGCCGCTGCTCAACGCGGACCTGGTGGCGCAACAGCGTTTGATGCTCTGGTTTGAGACGCGCTCGATGGACAGCGATTGGTTGGATGACATGATCAAAAACATCATCCAGCTTTTGCAGGTGGACACGGGCGGGACCATTGACCGCTCCAAGCTCATCAACTTTCTGCTCGCCTACATGGACCCGGCGCTGGGTGAGGAAGTCACCCTGGACCAGGCCGGCGCGAAACAGGCGATGTTTAAGGAGGTGCGCGATGAGATTGACAGCATCATGGCCGGCAACAAGCCCATGCTGCGCGAGAATGATCCCACGGCCGGCATGAAATTGGAATTCGGCAAGCAGGTGGTGATGGGCAATGCGCGCTACAAAATGGCGCTGACGGCGAAACTGCCCAACGGCCAAAGCAATCCGAATTTTCAGGAGGACCGCGCGGCGGATTTGCAGACGTATCAGAAAAATCTGGAGCATAACCACCAGGAAATGGTGACGAGCAAGATGCAGGGCCGGCTCGGCACCAAGGACACCGGCACCGGGCCGGTGAGCGAGGGGGCGAAATGAAAACCAAACCTGACTCCATTTGGAACCGGCTCATCAAACGCCTGCTGCCGGCAGATTATCACGAGCGGCCGGCCCCGGACCTGGACCAAAACTCTAGCACGCTGGCGCGGCTCCAGGAGAATGACCCGGTTTATCGCGCGGTGATGGACCATGCGTTCGTCCAGTTTGCCAACGCGCTCAACGAGGTGCTGGACCCGACCCAACCGCGCGACAAACGGGTCAGCGCGGCCGACAGTGCCATCGGCCTGCGGCAGTTCATCGAAGACATTGAATATCGGCGGGCGGGTTGGAATGAGGAGCGCGTAAAACAGCTGCGCGCCGAAGCGGCGGCCCGGCGGCCAAAGGAAACGAGCCAATGAAGGAACAGCTTTTGCTCCCGATCAAACTGGGCGACGCGGACTTGATGCCGGTGGGCAAACACGCCGGCACGCGCATGGCGGACGTGCCGGTGGATTACCTCCATTACCTGTGGCGACACGGCAAGAAAGATTTACCCGGCTGCCCGGTCGCGGACTACATCCGGCGCAATCTGCCGGCGTTCAAAATAAAATACTCCGCCGGGATTTGGTGATGCCGGACATGACTACCGAGCTTGAAAATTCCGTGCTGGCCGTGCGCACGCTGCCCCCGCGCCAGCGCGAAATGCTGTGTTTCCTGGGCCAAGGTTTCCAGAAAAAGGAAATCTCGGAGCGTTTGGGGATCAGCCTCAAAACGGTGGAACATCATTGTGAACGTCTCTATCTCCACCTGGCCATTCACAATTCCCGCGAGGCGGTCCGCATCGCCTTCCACGCCCAACTGGTCTAAACCGGCAATGGGGTTTTTACCCCCGTTGCCGTTTCTTCGTTCGAGACTATAACTGTAAGCCGAACCGTTTCACGCGCACCGCAGTCGCGTAAAACCCCGGGCGGAAACTTCCGCCGGGTGCTTCTCTGCGAGTCCCCCAACGCGACGCACTGATTGCGTCCCTAAACAAAATCATGGCTGAACCAACCATAAAACCAAACGGGGTCGTGAATCCCCCGGTCGCGGCGAGTCCTGCGGCAAGAATCACTGTCCCCACTGGTCCCGTCTCGGCGGCGGCCGGCGAAGCGATCCTGACTGATGCGCTCACAAATGCCTTTTTGGAGCCAGGCACGCGGGGAGAACAACCAAAAGGCGAGGCGGGTAAACCCGCCCCGACCGGAACAGCAGCCGGCGCGGCTGCCCCGGACCCGGAAAATAAAAATTTAGCGCCGGAACACAATGCGGAACAGGAAGAGGCGGAACTGGCGGCCCGCGCCCAAGCCAATGGCGTGACGGTCGCGGAACAGTCGCAGGCGGAAACGGATGAACTGGCGCGGCTCGAAGCGCGGGCGGCCGAACTGGGTCAGACGGTGGAACAGGTGGCGGCGGGCGAAGAGGCCGAGGCCACGGCCAAGGCCGGCAAGACTTACACGCAGGAACAGGTGGAGGGTTTGATTCTCAAACGGGTGAAGAACCTGGGGGAGGAAAACGCGGAGTTGAAACGGCAACTGGCGGCCAAGCCGGTGGCGGCCGGACCCGGGGCGGGCCGGTTGGACAACGTGAACGACGTGGCCAAGCTGGCGGAAATTTCCGCCGAGGCGCGGGAAGGTCTGAAGTTCACGGGCAAGATGATCCGGCAACTCGCGTATGCGCCGCAGGCGGTCGCGGAAAAGTTTCAGGAAATGGCGGCGAACAACCCGGCGGTGGCGGCGCGGTTTCGGAACGAGGCCGGCGAGGATGATTTCAGCGTGGCGCGCATGTCGGCGGTGCTGGAGGAGTCCGAAGAAAATCTGACCGCGCAGGCGGAGGCCGTGCCGGTGCGCCAGGCGTATCTGGAAACCTACGAAAAATCGCACGCCGTGGCCTTGAAAGTTCACCCGTGGCTGGGTGACGCGGAGGATGAACGGACGATCCAGTTTCGCAACATCGAGCGGGCGCTGCCCGGCGTGAAGGCGGCGGCGAGCTGGGAATACTGGGTGGCCTGCGCGGTGGAACGGCACCTGGAGCTGACGCAGGCGGCGGCGAAGGCGGCCCCGGCCAATGGCAAAGGGAAGTTCATCCCCAAAGTGGTGTTTCCGAAATCGGCGGCGCGCGGCGGCAACCGGCCGGCGGTGAACGGCGACCAGCGCAAGGCGGCGCTGGACAACCTGCGCAAAACCGGCTCGGAGAAAGACCTGCAAGTGGCATTGGAAACGATCCTGGGACAGCGGTGAAAGTGCATTGTGCGACGGATAACGCGGTTTATGGAAAAGGCATTTTATGGCAATCACAGCAGAACCAAATTTACGGCAGGCGAGCAGCGCCTATCGGGACCTCGCGTTTGAGGACCTGATGGACGTGCTGGACCTGTTCGACCCGGCGGCAACGCCGATGTCAACCCTTTGCAAGACGGAGGCAAAACTGGACAACGTCACGACCGACTGGGAAGTGGACAAATACGGGGTGCCGAATGGCGCTTTGGGACCGGGCGACGCGTATGCGTTGCAGGCGGGCGAAATCGCGGACGTGACCACCACGCGCCGCAAGATGGGCAACGGCGGGCAGCTTTTCCGGCGCGGGTTCGGGTCCGGCTACATCGCCGAGCGCGTGCCCCGGCTGCCGGGCACGGGCAAGGGCATCCTCGCCTCCGCCTACACGAAATTTCTCATCATGCTCAAGCAGGACATCGAGGTTGGCCTCTCCAGCTTTGACCAGACGTATAACACCGACACGGGCGGTTCGACCGGCGGCACCATGGCGGGATTGCGGATGATGATTGACCCGGCCAACGCCTACGCGAACGCGAACGCGATGGTCCCCGGCAAGCCGACGGACATCCACAGCGCCCCGGCGGCCGCGTGCGTGACGGGTTCCCTCGCCGCCAACTTCAACCTGTCGCTCATCAAGACGATGCTGTCCGCCCTGTTTGATAACGTGCAGCGCGACCGGGAATACTGGTGCCTGTGCAACAAGGGCCTTAACCAGGCGTTTTCGGGTCTGACCGATCCGCAGGCCCTCGGCGGCAACGTGGCCAACTCGACCCCGGCGCAACAGCGCATTTTCACCAAGGACCAGGACGACGAGACGTTCAAGCAGATCATCACGATTGTGCGGACGGACTTCGGGACCTTGAAGAAGATGCTGGCTCCGCTGATGGGCACGACGGCCTCGGACATCAACGGCGTGCCGACGGCGGTGCGCGCCAACCGCGTGTTCACCGGCCAGCCGAACTACGGTTACATCATCCCGGCGGAGAAGCTCGCCAAAAGGTGGGGCTTCCCGATTGACACGGAT